TTTTTACTAATATACTATATATTAAACACAAACAAACTAGTCTAAATAAAAAAAAACAATGAAAGAATTAGAACAGTCTGAAGTTACAAATCTCAACGCATACCGTCAGGTATTCAATAACATTATTATGGAACTAGGTACCGTTGCTATCCTGCAAAAGGACTTAGATGCACGCCGTATGAATGCCGAAAATGCTCTAGATGAAAATCGTAAAGGACAGCAGGATCTTCTTAAGTCCTTAGAAGAAAAATACGGGGTAGGGGAGTTAGATCTCGATCGCGGTCTTTTCATTCCTATGGAAACATCGAACGAAGAAGTAGCAGATGTAGATGCGGATGTAGATGCAGAAGAAGAAACAGTAGAAGAAGAGGTAGAAAGTTAAGACAGGTTACGATTTTTGGGGTCTATTTATATAAGAGATCTTTTAGGACTTACAAGCGCCTGTTTTGAGATCTTGAAGTATATTTATATTAGAACTCCAACAAATCTAACCTAACATGGCAGAAACTCTTATCTCACCTGGCGTATTAGCTACTGAGACTGATCAAAGCTTTATCGCTCCTGCAGCTATTGAAGCAGGCGCAGCTATTATCGGTCCAGCAGTAAAAGGACCGGTAGAAGAACCAACACTAGTAACGTCTTACGGCGATTACGTAAGAACGTTTGGTACTACTTTTGAATCCGGCTCTGGTAAATTTGAATTTTTAACTTCTTTAGCAGCTAAATCATACTTTCAGCAAGGCGGAACCACACTTTTAGTTAGTCGCGTTGTATCTGGCTCATTTGGAGCAGCTACAAGTACATTCATCGATGTTGCAGAAGCATCTCTAACAGATCAACCGTTTACTTTAGAGACACTTGGTAAAGGTGCAATTTTAAACAACGCAACAGCATCAAGCGACCCTGGTACCCAGAATAGCGACAGTTCTCTAGTTTCAGGATCTGCTGATAACATCAGATGGGAGATTTCAAACGTTAACAACGTTACCGGTACATTCTCACTTTCGATTCGTAGAGGAGATGATAACTTGAAGAATAAGGTCGTTCTAGAGACGTTCAATAACCTGTCTCTTGATCCTAATTCTCCAAACTACATTGAAGCTGTTATTGGTAATCAGGTTAAAACCAAAACAACAGATGGGGATGTAGTATATTTCGCAACGACGGGGGAATACACGAATAAGTCCAAATACGTTAGAGTAGCTTCAGTAAACTTACCCACGCTTAACTACGTAGGTACAGATGGTTTAACCGTAGGTACCGACGGCACTTACAGCTACAGTGGATCACTTCCGGTAGCAAGCTCCGGTTCATTCTTCGGTGCTACCGGAACGAACTACAGAACTGGTGCAGCCGGTAAATACTTTTCCGCTATAGCTGGTGGAGATACTCAAGGTCTTAGCGCTCTTACAGATTATACAGATGCTATCTCCATTCTGGAAAACCAGGATGAATACGTCTTTAATATTATTTCTGCGCCTGGTTTATGCTACGATCTTTCAAACCACGGAACACCTATCGATTCAATTATTTCACTTGCAGAAACTAGAGGAGATTGTATCGCAGTAGTTGATTTACATTCACACGGTGCAAGTGTATCAAATGTAATCGATAAAGCAGCTAGCCTGAACAGCTCCTACGCAGCAGCTTACTGGCCATGGTTGCAGACAAAATCTGCCACTGGCAAGAACGTGTTCGTACCAGCCTCGGTATTTATCCCAGGTCTATACGCTTTCACGGATAGTGCAGCAGCTCCTTGGTTTGCTCCTGCCGGTCTTACAAGAGGTGGTATCGTTGGAGCCATTCAGGCCGAGCGTAAGCTTACAAAAGGCAATAGAGATGATCTCTACACGGCTAACGTTAACCCGATCGCTACTTTCCCTGGAACAGGTATTGTCGCATTTGGACAGAAGACACTTCAGAAGAAAGCTTCTGCTCTTGACCGTGTAAACGTAAGACGTCTTCTGATTGATCTTAAGAAGTTCTTCTCCGATACTGCTAAACAGCTTGTATTTGAGCAGAACACGATTACAACGCGTAATACGTTCTTAGGCATTGTTAACCCCTACCTTGAGTCGGTAACACAGCGTCAGGGACTCTACGCTTACAGAGTCGTAATGGACGATACGAACAATACAGCAGACGTAATTGATCGCAACTTCCTGATCGGGCAGATATTCATCCAGCCAGCTAAAACGGCTGAGTTTATTCAGCTTGACTTTACAATCGAGCCTACAGGTGCAACATTTGTAGCATAATTTGATAACCAACTATTTATAGTAAATAAATAAAACAAAGACATGGCAGTACTTGACTCAAACGAGATTATGTTCAGAGCGTTCGAACCTAAGGTTCAGAATAGATTTATCCTCTATACGGATGCTATTCCGGCCTTCATGGTTAAGACGATCACGACTCCGAGCTTCACAGACGAAGAGGTAAAACTCGATCATATTAACACCTATCGCAAGATTCGTGGCAAAAGAGAATGGGGCAATGTAGATATGACTCTATATGATCCGATTACTCCTTCCGGTGCACAGGCTATCATGGAGTGGGCACGCCTCTCCTACGAGTCAGTAACCGGCCGCGCAGGCTACTCCGACTTCTACAAAAAAGATCTTACGCTGAACCATCTTGGTCCGGTTGGAGACATTGTAGGAGAGTGGATTATCAAAGGAGCCTTTATCGTAGATGCATCGTTTGGAGACTATGACTGGTCTAGCTCCGACGTTGCTGAGATTAGCGTAACCGTTGCCATGGACTATTGCGTACTCAACTACTA